TGACCTCGGACTTCTGCACGTAACCACCTGTGTTTATATCCAGGAGGTGCTTCTGGGGCATCCAACATTGAAGGGGGTTGCCATGTTTTTCTGCGAGCCTTCTTTGCTCGTGTATCAGCAGACCTAGGAGTTCGATCTGTCATTCTTTATCTCCTCTATACATATTTTGCGTACTCTTCTAACGGCACTCCGATCCTTTTCGCAATTGCTATTTGCGAAGGAGAGAGTGAAACTTTGCGTGCTCCGCGATTAGGAGACCCAACACCACGGCTAGGCCCAGCAACAGCGGGTTGTTGCACGGGTTTTGCTTGATCAAATTTTTGCGGGAAGTATTCCTGCATTCTTTTGTCAACCTCTTTATAATAATCCGGAGACTGAGGGTTCCAAACCATTTGACCCCTTTGGTTATTCTCGGAGATTAAATCTTCGTGAATATCCATAGCAGCCTGAGTCATCACCCGATCCTGCCCGAACCATTTATTTCGTTCTGCCCATTCTTCCGTGATAGGATCTATCGAGGGAGGTGGGGGCTGCGGGGCTTGTTGCTGCGGAGCAGCAGGTGGCCTTTCAGCTCTTACCTTTTGTTGTCTTTGTAAACGCTGAACATTCTGCGCTTCTAATGAAGTTTTAGCAACTGCTTCTGTGGCTAATGCTATAGCCTCTGCATCGCCTAACTCTTGTGCTTCTTTAAGAGCTTTTCTAGCTCTTTCCGAATCAGACTTAACGCGAGCATCATATTCATTAACTAATGTCGTATCTGAAGAAGTTAACTTACTTTGCAGCGTTTGGTTTTCAGCTTGAACATTTTGAGCGAATTTAATTGCTTCTTGTTCTCGCCTTTCTGCCTCACGCATACGATAAGTTAGTTTATCGATGCGTTTTTTAACACCGGCACTATACTCATCTACCTCTTCGGTATGTTGAGTTTCTTCGATCGTTTGGTCACTTGTATCCACGTCAGGAGTGCTATTTTGAATCACATCCGCTTCGTGAATATCAACTTCCTCTTCAGGAAGTTCTAGTTCTATATTTTGTTCAGCCACAGCTATAACTCCATATTATTGCAGAATGTCTTCTGGGTCGTTTATTACAGCAAGTACTTCATCATCGTTCAAAAGCCGCATGCTGCCGCCTTCGATATTGAACCTAGCCCCTGCATAGCGTCCAAAAATAATAAAGTCACCCTCTTTACACCAAGGCCCATCTGGAAACTTTTCCTTGTCTGCATATGCGCTTGGTCCAACAGAAACGACTAAGCCTACAATCGCAGCTATTCGTTCCTTTTCGAGAGTTTGCTTTGCAAGCATAATTCCACCTTTAGTAGTGGCTTTAGGCTCGTGAGGCAGGATTAAAATCCTGTATCCCGTAGGTACGGGAAGTCTGTCTGCGTGTGCTTCTACGTTTTCAGGTGTGATCTGAGAATCTTCTTTCTCAGTGTCAGACCCAAAATTTAGGACACGATCCGGTACTGTTTCAGTCATCTATATCTTCCATTTTAGAGTGCAGGTTCACGATTTCTTGTTCAGCGAAATTTAAACCTGATATTTCGCCTACTACTCTCACATAGTGGGAGTAGTCCTGTGCGTTGCCCGAAGCCAACATTTGCGAGAGCTCTTGTTGCCGCTCTCGTACTTTGCGGAGCAAATGCTCCGAAAACTTTATATAGTCCATTAATCGCTAATGTACCTATAGAAATTCAAACCTTTAGTGGCTGCGCCACCGCCCTTTATTTTGGTTTCTTTACCATCAATAACTTTTCCAGCCGATACTTCTTTGGCTTGAGCAAAACCTTCCGCAGATGCGCTCATAGGCTCTACTTTAACACCTGCTGGTTGAGAACTAGGCGCAGGATACTCTTGGTTGTATCGCTTCATTTAGATCTGCCTCCTCGCTTCATCATCTTAGGTGATTTTTTAGTTTTCTTTTTAGATGGTCCACCTTTTTTCATCATCTTAGGCATTTTCTTTCTACCCTTCATTCTTGTCTCCTTCTGAATACAAATTATTGAAAGTTACTTTTGGATCCATATAGCTGTCATGAATCTCTGCGCTATGTAAGTGCTGACTAGGATAAAAATCAGGTGCGCCTGACCCTGTCTCCCAAAGTGCTGGGTTAGTCGCTCTTACGCGGTTGTTAGGAAGTGCAACGATATTGCCTGTCCACTTACCAGCATCTGTCAACTCTAACACATGGCTTTGTTTATGTTGCGCAGGATCATCAGCGATATCATTACCTGTGTAATCGACAGTAAATAAATATCGCCCAGTGTGGAATTCGTCATCTATCTTACACAGCCAAGGACTAGAAGAAACACGATCCATTTTAATAACAGCATGTTCATGAGAACTGCAATCCCACGGCTGAGCTAAATGCGTAGGCATAGCTTCAGGCATCTCCTCTAAAACGGAGTCTGCAACAAGCGCAGTTATAGGCATCCTAGCCCACATCGCGCCACCGTGTATATTTTCTGCATCTTCTTCTGCATCAAGTTCAAATCCTGTAAAGACTACTTGAAAAGACAAGCACCTATCTGGAATGGTGTTTACCGCAAAAACAACCGCGTGTAAATACTCTCCATGGTAGTCTAAATGATTGTGTGTAAATTCTTTTCGGATCCATGCGTTAAAATGAGGTATGTTGCTTAATAAATAAGCCACCTATTCCTGTTCTCTAGATTCGCGAACAACCTTCGCGATCTCAGTTAGGTTTGAATCAATATCTCTTTCATTTTGCATTTCAGCTTCTTGCAGATCTGCGGCAACCTTAATATCTGTCTGTCGTTCTTGAGAGTCTAGTTTCTCTAGTTCGAGGTCAGTCTTACGCTGCGATTCCCTGTCTTTCTGAGACAGTTTTTCGTATTCCAGATTCATCTGCTCTTCGAACATTTGACGTTGAGGGTCTTGCTGCTGTGCGGCCATTGCTTGCGCTAACGCTTGCTCCTGACCTGTTATTTGTTGCGTAGCTTGTGCCGCAGCCATTGCAATCTGGCTTTCCATCTCTGGGGGTAGTTGCGGCATTTGACCGTCCGGTCCAGGTTGTGGTAACTGAATACCTTGCTGTGCCAGAATCTGTTCCATTTGCACTCTGTACTTCAATGCGATGTGCTCTTGGATATGTGCTTGCAATGCTGACATAGCTTGCGGGTTTTGCTGCATTTGTGGGTTTTGCATAAACGCCATATGCGCTTGAATATGTGCGTCGTGATTCTGTTGAATAAATGCTTTTAACGGTACGTTCATTAAAGCATCCATATTTTCCTGAACAGGGTCTTTAGGTGTTGGCTCAAATTCAGGAAGTAATAAGTCGTCAATATCTCGTATGTTCAACGCCAAATACATTTTACGAAACGCTTCCCGCATATTATGTAGTTGCGGTGCGCTTTGTGCCATCTGAAGCTGTGTCTGGGCTAAGATGATTCGCTGTGTGGTGCTAAAGATGTTAGGATCAGAAACAGGTATAACATCTACGTTATCGCTAAAGTCTTCACGGAAAACACTTTGCTGTGCGCCTTGTACTTGGTAAGGATACTCCTGTGGAAGTACCTCTCCGAATATACGCTTGAGTATTTTGAATTCACTACGCTGTGCGTAATGCAGTCGCTTATGAATTGCAGAAATAACCTTCTGGCCTTTCTCTAATACTGCAACTGTAGTACCTACTGGAGCATTTTGATTACCATCTCCAGTTCCTTGATCCATTACTGCTGCGAACTTCTGACCAGACTCAACTAAAAGACCTAATAGCTGCGCTAATGTGCCGCTTGGTTCTTTATAAGGTAGCGGCAAGAAGGAATCGCGAATAACACCTCCAGGAGTGTCAACATCACGCCACTCTCCTGGTTGAATAGGGTCATCAGACCGTTGAATATTTAATCCACGAGATTTAAAACCTGCAGGTAAGTTTGAAAGCGTTCCTGCGTCAATTAATTGCCGTAATATTGCAGTAGCGGATTTAGTTACACCGCCAATCATATGAATTAGACCAAATCCGTAAAATCCCAATCCAGGAAGGAATTTATAATGCGTAAAGTATTCAACTTTTCTACGCATAGGGTCTGTTGGGTCATAATTTTGCCGTATTGATAAAACTTCGTTAGTATCTAGGCAGATAGTGATAATATACGGTAACGCCAAGCCGGTAGGCTCACCGTTTTCATCTTTGTCTTCAAAACCGTCTAAATCAAACTCGCCATGTACTTCTAATAGCGTATATTCGTCATCACCGCCAGTACGATCTACACCTTCAAGCTCATCTATCTTATCTTGTAGATCATTTTGCTTAATATACGAAGGAG